TTGATAGGCGTTCCGACGTTGTCGTCTTCGACCTCGACATCCATGCTGCTGAACACGTCGTGAGTCGTGAGGTCGAAGTTGGTTAGGAATGCCATGTACCGGCGCGCAGACGGCTTGCTCCAGGTAAGCGGTTCCCAAACGGGGAGCCCGTTGAACTCTTCGTATTTACCGTCGTTCTGCTCCGCGATGAGCAGGAGCTTGGTCTGCTGGTCACCGCCGCTACTCAGCGTCATCCAGGCTTTGGTAACCCGCATGTTGAGTGGTGTACCTGTCTTGGGGATTTCGCCGAGATAGTTCTGACGACGCTCGCCTGGGTCGTACGGTGCGTCGAGCGCCTTGGGATCGAACTCGGTACGCTTGAACTTCATTTTGGCCATGATAGATTGCCTTCCTTGCTATGCTCGTGCCCTAGTTTCTGAAGTTTCTGCTTTGGCGGCCTTGCGGACATCTGGAGGTATCGACATGATGTCTGTGATCATGTCCTGAATTATGTCGAACTCGCCGTCCTCGATCACCTCCCATGGCGGTAGAGCGCGGTACCTGTCCTTGCCGAAGTACGGCGGGAAGGTATCGTTGGTTATGATGGCCCGGCGTGGATCGTCGAGGTTCTTGCGCTTCTCCACGCGGAGGCAGGATACGATGTCCATCTCCGCGCAGTAGTTGTTGGCAATGGTATAGTCCTTGCCGACGATGTTCGGCAGTACGATTGACTCGCCTTCAGGGTCTTCCTTGTGCATCGAGGTCGCGATGAAGATCGAGTTGTACGGTGCGTCGATGATTCGCTGAATGAACCGCAGGAACATGCGCTGCCACTTCTGGTGATCTTGCAGCTGCGGTATGTCAAGGTCGCGCGACTCATTCTCTTCATGCTGGACTTCAAGCCACCAGCGAATAAGTAGCTCCTGCATCTTGGAGCTGCTATCGACGGTGAGCCAGTCGTCGGGAGTTAGGTTCTTGTCGGCCCAGTCAAGGCTGGCCTCGACATATGGCCAGGAGGGCGCGCGGAGTAGCTTGGCAGTGGCGCCTACTCGCTTAGCCGCGACGATGCCCTTCTCTGTGCTGAGAATATGGTTGTTCGGGGCGAATGCCGCGAGGACAGTTTTGCCTACGCCGCTGTTGCCGAATATGCACCAGTTGACAGATTCGTTGAAGTCCTGCAGGTCCTCGGGGTGAACTGTTATCTTGGGGACTTGCGAGTTGACAACCCTGAGGTTAGTTGCTGGTCTCCGTTCCGCTGCCGTCTTACGCTGGGTCGGTCGTCGTGTTGCCATCGAGAGCCTTTCCTATTAGTTGCTCTTCCTGCCAGTGGCCTACGAGCGTTAGCGCTTGTGGCAGCTGGCACCTAGTGCACCGTACGAGAACATTAGTCTGGGCTGATGCGAACGGCATTGCCGGCTTGAACGGAGCGTTTACCCCGAGCACCACCCAGTAGTGCTCGCACAAGCCAATTTGTATGCGATCAAGCATTTCAGCTACCAGGCCGCGAGCAGCCTGATATGAGTCAGATTGCTGCTCTTCTGCTTGCTGTGTCTCCTGGTTCATCCTGCTGCCGACTTCCTGCCGTCGCCGTATGGGTTGACTACTGTATAATGTAGGTCCCTGAATTCCTGCCACGCGGTCCCTCCGCGCTCGTGCAGGCGGCACATGTCAAAGAATGGGCAGGATGGGCACATGTCCGTTATTGACTTGAGGATCGGTAGCTCGCCGGAACGCATCTTGTTCATGACGGTCACCTCGTCGGCGATGCGGCGTATTTGCTGCTTGACCTCGCGGGGGCTGCGATCGACAAACTCGCGGATGAATGCAGGCGGAGGCTGACGCTTGGAAATGCTACCGTTCTTGTTAAGGTATGCGCCCGCGTTGTTACGCTCGCGCCGGTCAGGCCGGGACTTGCGAAGGAAATTGTAATTTATGCCCTCGATATGCTCACGCTTGCTTAGAATACCCTGATGACGTAGTACGAGAGTGGCTACCGCGAAGTATGCGCCCGCCTGATCATCGAGCGGTAGGTGCTGTAGCTTGATGGATGCGGCAGTTTTGTGTTCTAGGAGTTCAATGTGGTTGAATTGGTGGTTGATAGCAACGCCGTCGAAGCGGCTACGGAAAATGGCTATTACTTGACCTTGCTCGTCGACGATTTCAATTTCAAACGGCTGCTCAATGGCGAGTATCTCAAGCTTGGGGTCATCGTCGTAAACTTCGAGATAGTGATCAAGCATCGCGATGCCCAGTTCTGTTGCTTGCTCATAGACTGGCTCATCGAACCACTCGCGATCGTGATCAGCGAAGTTAGCCTTGATGTAGCGTATCTCGCCTTCAGTCCAGTCTTCCCAGGTGTCAGCAGGGACAGCGCCCCGGTCGAATCCCTCGCCATACCAGTTTGCCAGGGCCTCATGAATGCCCAGGCCGAACCAGAGTGCAGAGGCGGGCTTCTGCTTCGACTGCAGCCCGCAAAGATACGCCCATTCCCAGCGTTTGTTGCAGCGCCTGAATGCGGTGCGCTCACTGGTCCTGAGAACTGGGGGTTTTGGTGCTTTCACCTTTGGTGCCTTCCTCGATTTCCGCTAGTCCTATCGTACCCTAGTCCGCGAGGTACGTCTAGCCCCTTATCGGTATCGCGTACGAGCGGCGTGGGCCGGTATAACCCTCCGGTACCGGCCCACGCGCCCGGTCGCGCCGTAGGCGGCCTAGGCGATCTTGTCGCCCTCCATCATCTGCCAGATGTCAGTCTGGCCCTGGGGACGGCCAGCAACTCCGGAAATGGGACCAGATTGTCCCTGGGAACCTTTTGCGTTCATATTCACCTCCTGATAGCCCTAGTAGTTGTAGGGCGGGCACCTGAACCTCTGTGGCACCCAGGTGCCCGCGTCTGTGGGCTTAGAGCTGCCACCAGTAGGCGCTGTTGGTGTACCAGACATCGGTTGGCCAGCCGACGATCGGATTACCCTGAGCTATCCGGCCTGACTTGTTGGCCAGCCAGTCGCCGTTGGCGTTCTCAAAGGCGGTGTAACCGTACTGGGTACCTGCCGTGCGGAACGCCTGGGAGTTGTGACCGTTGCATGCGTATAGCGTCGCGTTCTGCTGGTGTAGGTCGCCTGGGAGATCGACACAGTAGTTGCCGTGCGACTCGTTACCCTGAATTATGTCCACCCACCCCGGCCCGTAACTGGACGCGGTAACGTACCAGTCCTGCGAGATGAGACTGTTGTTGCATGGGTAGAGCTTGAGCGGGGCTCCGTTGCTAAGTGCGGTGGCCTCGACGCACCATCCGGTGTTCTCGCCGCTCTTCCATGGGAAAGGTCCTGATGCGTGGGCGCTGCTGGGCGCAAGGAACGCGAAGCTGGTGATGGCTATGATGGCCGTGATCAGGAAGGCGAGCTTTCGTTTCACTGATGTTTCTCCTGCCCTAGTTGTTTTGTTACGAGACGGATACCAAGGATCGCTTGGGCTCCGGTGAGTCAAGCTCATATTTTGGCTTGGCCCAAACACCACGGAATGGCCTTCTGTAAAAGCATTCCCATGAGTATGGCTTGACGCCTGCAAATGCGGCGATGAGGACTGAGCCGGGGCGCATCGCGTCATGGACGGAGCGCTCCCATTTGGCCTCGAAGATGTCGTTCTTGAACGGGCGCGCGATGTATACGATGTCGAATGCTGACCAGATTGGCTGGTTGTCGAGGTCGCCAAGATCGCGTAGCTCGCACTGGACATCCAGTGCCTTGGCTTTGGCGATGTAGTCAGGGTTGATCTCGTAGCCGTACTCTGTGAGCCGGTACTTGTGCTTGGCGAGGTAGAGCTTGGTGCCTATGCCAGAGCCTGCTTCCGCGAGTGAAATTGGGCCGGGACTATGCGAGTCTGTTTCATGGAAGTAGTCGTAAGCGACACTGAGCATGATGTCGAACTCGGCAATTTCGAGTGGGCTCCAACGCCAGATGACAGGATCGGGCTCGGTGGTCTCGCGCTCTTTGAGTAGCTGGGCCATTTCCATCTTGTGAAGTTCTTCAAGCGTTAGTTGCTTGTCCATGCTTGCTCCAAAACCGGAACGCCCCATCAATCGCATGGGGCGTTCCGGCGTCCTCAGGTTGGGCCGCTACTTGCTAGTAGGCGGCGGCGGGGTTGTCGTCCTCGGCGGCGGCTCGGCGCTGACGACGGCTGGTACGTGCCGGCTTGGCCGGCTCGGGCTCGGCCTTGGCGGCGGGCTGACGGCGACCGGAGCGGCGAGGCGCAGGTGCCTCTTCGGGCTCGTTGTCCTCGTCGGTCTCGGGCTCGTTGTCCTCGTCCTCGTCCTCGTCCTCGATGTCGAGGTCGGGCTCAGGCTCGGGCTTGCGTCCCCGGCGAGTGGGCTTGGCCTTGCCGGTGCGCCGAGTCGGCTGCTCTTCCTCGTTGTCGTCGTCCGGTTCCTCGACCTTGTTACGACGGTTGCGGTCGTCCTCGGCCCAGAAGTCGCTGCGCTGGAAGTCCATGCGAAGCGATCCGCCGAGAGCGACTGACTTGGGGTCGAGGTCGATTCCGACGACATCCTCCAGCCACTCGTGGAACGCCTCCATGGTTGGCGTGATCTTCTTGTCGGCGTAGACGGTGTAGTCCTTCTCGCCGTTGAGCGATGCGGCTGGCTCGGGCTCGGGCGCTGCCTGGCGCCTTTGGGTAGCCCTTCTTGCTGCTGGCATTGTACTCACTCCCTAGGTAGTTGAATGCCTTTTCTCAAGTATAGCGTACCGGATGAAAATACGCTAGTACCTTTCGGATATTTTCAGGATTATTTTCTTGTCAGCTATAGAGATCATCCACGTCGATGTCGAGTATCTCTGCAGCGTACGTAGCGTAGCCGGCCTTTGGAGTTGCTATCCCGGCCATCCACCGGGCGATGGCGGCTACGCTCGCGCCCATCTCCTCAGCCAGCTCCGTCGGTGTCATGTTCGCATCATCGAGCGCCTTGATGAACGCCTTCCGATTGAACACCGGAGCTGGCTGAGGCTTCGCGGCCGCAGTCATGGTTTAGTTGTCACCCCCTCCGTCCTCATCGAACATGTTCTTGAGGAACTGCTCTACCTCGTCCGCGCCCGGTGTGGTGAGCGCGAGGTACTCGCGGTAATCCTCAGGAACAATGGAGTGCGGCAGGAGAGCCGGCACATTGTATGCTTCCGCGATCTGCTTGAGTTGTGAATGCGGAAGCGTGAATACCGTGTCAAGCAGCAGGATCGCCGCTACGCGGGCGTACGCTGCGCGGAAGCCCTGCGATGCGGGAATCACGCGCCCGCCTAGCTCCACGACCCCGAGCACCGGCCCCCGGATCGCGTAGTTGCCCTGTACGATCTCGACGCCAAGGTATTGGTTGATGACCTCGATGCTGGTTGTAGCGTAGATACCGCATGAGCAATCTTTCTTGGGAATCGGGCCGTGGTCCGGGTTAGCGGCAGCTGCGGCGGCGCTCAGGTCGAGACGACCGCAGTGAGCCACGAGTGGCTTGGTACCGTCTGGCCATCCGCCCTGTCCCTCCGGGTCTGCGAGCGCGCGGTGAATCCAGCCGACGCGCCGGTATGTCATCTTGGGTCCGCCCGCCTTGCCGGTGAGGTCTGGCGCGTTGATCGAGAGCAGCTTGCCCTCGTCGCTGAGCCGCCAGGTGCGGAACGCGAGCGCGGTCGTCGGTACGTCCGGAACGCCATCCGGCTTGATGTCGTCGCCGATCTGGTCACTCATGTCAGGGCCTTCAGTTGCGCGGGCTCGGGGATCGCGACGGGCTCAGGTGCTGGGAGCGGCTGCTCGACCGGGACTTCATCCGGGTGCATCGGGATTGGCATCTCGACTGGCTCTTCCTCTTCGCCGATGTTCATTGCTTTGCCTTCCGTTCGTTCTTTCGTTTATTCGTACGGAACACCGGGCCGGGGGACCGTACGAAGGAACTAATTAACTATCTGTACCTTCGGGACCGTCGATGACGACGCGAACCTCAACGCGAGGCCTGCCCTTGCCCTTCGGGCTAACCTTGCGCTTCTCGATGAGGCCCTGTTCCTCTAGGTCCTCGATGATGATCGAGGCGGTGTCATTGTTCTTGAGCGCGTTGTTGGTAATCTCCAGCAACGGCGTCCAAGCCGGGTAGCGCTCTAGCAAGAAATCGAATACCTTGCCTTGCGCCTTCGGGTTGATCTTCGGCTCCGGGTCATCCGGCACCGAGAATATGCGGCGAGACGATAGGGCGCAGAACTCCCACAACGCCATCGCTGCCTTGATGTGCGGCCAGTCAATCTCGTTGGCCTCGTCCGCGAGAGCGTAGGCTAGGGCTAGCCTAATGACCTGAGTCTGCCCCCGCGCTGTGTACCGCTCGAAGTCCTCGCCGATGAAGTCGGCTAGTTCTTCGATCTCAATCTCGATCTGCGCCTTCCAGTTGTCGGCCACGTCGTCGGCGATCCGGAACTTGTAGTGTGGGGCTACTCCGCGAATCTTCGCCAGCTCGGCGGAAATCGGGTCGGTGCCGTCGAGGATGTTGTCCCACGCGTGGTTGATCGCTGACTTGATTTGCTCTGCGAGGTAAATCTCATCGGCGTTCTCAGCGAACGGGTCAGCGTTGGTCTTGCGGCCGGGCGCGCTATAGACGTAGAGCATCCGGCTCTCTAGACCGCCGCTTAGCTTCTGCAACGCAGTCAGCTCGGCCGGGGTGATCATCCCGATCATGCTGATATTATGCTGCGTTGACATGAGCGGCTGCCTGCTAGCCCGCTTGCGGCTTAGCGGCTCGCCGTCGTATGCGGTTCGCAGCTGCGAGCTGAACCTTGGCGTAGCCGTCATTGTCCTGATCAGGCGGGCGAACTCTGTCTCCAGCACGAGCAGGCGCGGGTCGCCGGTAGGGCTGTCCGCGACTAGCTCGATCATTGCCTCCGGAGACTGTAGGCCCGGCTCGATCCGGCCTGCTGACCATTCGGGCTCGGACGTGTTGAACAGCTTCCTGACTGCATTGAAAGCTGTTCCCTTCCGGCCTCGCGCCCACTTGCCGACGATCAGGGTGAAGATCCTTGCAGGCTCTTCGTGACCGTAGAACAGGACGTGTGGCTGTCGTCCGATACTGTTTCCGAACATAGTCAGAAACATTGTTAGTACGCTCGCGGGGTCCGCGCCCGTACTAGCAGAGAGCGTCCGGGCTACCTCGCCCGGAAGACCGTACAAAGCCTCGCTCGGTAGAACGGGCCTCAGCAGTTCGCTTCTCGTAGTTTCCAACTTGTTCCCTCCCTTCCGTTTATTCGTTCCTTAGTACGAGTATACCCTATCGTACGAGCGGACGAAACCCCCTTTTCAGATTGACTTTTCCGGATCGGTGTAATTGGAGTAGTGGGGCCGGGATGGCGAAGGACTAGAACGCGACCGGCCCCACTACATCTATGTACGCTGAGCTACCAACTCAGCGTACTGCGGAAGAACATCGATCTTGCCCGCCATCAGCTGAGCACGCTGTTCTTCCGTAAGTCCTGCTATCTCCTCATCCATGGTGCCCTCGCCGCGTAGCCTGTAGATCGTGAGCTGATTACGCTTGGCAAGATTCTGGATACGGTTCTCTGTCTGCTCTATGACGTGCCGGGTCCACGGCTCGTCTATTATGATCATCTCGTCTGCCGCGCTGAGGTCGATAGCTTCGCCGCCCGCGAACATGTTGATTAGAGCTACGCGGGGAGAGCCGTACATGAATGCGTCCTGTGCATGATCTCGCTGAATGCCCGTCGTCTCTCCGGTGATGGTAACGACTTCCCATTTGGCTTTGCGTATCTCATTGGTAAATAGATTGACGATCTTGGTGTACTGGCTAGCGATGACTACCTTGCCGTCAAGCTCGCGCCTTTCCTCAAGGAAATCGAGAATCCAGTCTAGCTTGCTGCTCGGCAGTATCGGAGTGAAGTTCCCCTCTCGATCCATCTTGCCGTAGCAGGTAGCGAACTGCTTGAAGCGCGTGATCTCCGCGAGTACGCCGTTGGCCATAACGGTACTGCCGTCGGCTAGCCTGGCTAGGCCGTCCCGCTCGATCTGCTCGTATGCCTTGCGCTGCTTCTCGTCTAGCTCGATGTAAACCCCGACCGGCCCGTCCGGATTACCAGTCGGCGGAGTCCCCGCGTACTCGATTGGCTTCAGCTGAGGCGCGACCTCGGCCTTGGTACGGGCGAGATAGTACGGGCGTAGCATTGCATTCCAGGCCGTCTCGTCGCGTAGCTCACGATTGACTATCTTGCTCATGCCCCAGCCTGGAGTCGTGCCAAAGTATTGCTCGGCAAATTTCCAGTAGCTGCCGAATAGGTCGGGCCGCGTCCAGTTGAGAGTGCCCCATGCACGGTCGAGCCGCGAGCGCCAGGGTGTGCCGGAGCTAGCTATCTTCAGCCCGCCCTCCGCGATCGGCAACCTGACTGCGCCCAATCGGATTTGCGGGATATTGTCGCTAATTTGATGCTTCGAGCTGGCGAGGGCGTTATGCGACTCATCGATGACGATCGCGTCGAACGGCTCGCCCTCGAATAGCCGAGGGTACTCTGGGTACTCGACCGTTCTATGCTGATGGTCCTCCTGGCAGCCGCCTTTCTTGCCCGGCCTGATTCGGTTCTCTGGCTGTCCCTGAAGAACGAATGTAGTGGGCTCTCCGTTCTTGTTTATCAGGCATCGGTATTTGCGTACGATCCGCATCATCTCATTGTTGATGATCAGGAAGCGAGGTCCTGTCGCTGCGTCAAACTCCTTGATTACGCGCTCCCTGACACTGCGGTCGCCCTGGGCAACGTATGCAACTTCGTCGAGTAGCTCGCTGATCTTGCGGGCCCAGACTGAACGGGTTGCGGTCTTGGGACAGGAAATGAGAACGCGCTCTGAACCGTGTTCGACAATTGCGGCAAGAGCTTGATACGTCTTGCCCAATCTGGGCTCGTCGCCTAGGCAGACCCGCTCGCCCTTGACAATGAAGGCGGTCCCAGTAATCTGGAACGGCCGCGTCTGTAGGGCTGCCCATAGCTTTGGTGCTTCCTGCCGGACATGCGGTAGGTCTGCAGCGCCGCCCGCGCGGAGGGTCTCCAGTGACTCTTCGGTGCGGCGCTGATCCCATGCCCAATTGGCGAGGTTCCGCCTAATCTCAAGGTCATCGCCAAACTCTGTCCTGAAAGCACGGCACGTCATCATGCTGAGCGGGAAGCTCCAGTACAGGAACTTATTGGGCTCGACGGATTTGTCCCAATTCGCCTTTGCACCAGGGATCGACTTATGCCTGCCCCTGAACTTCCATGGGATATCAGCTACGATGCTGTTTCCCTGGAGACCGATAACAACTTTGCCATCCATGGCTACTCGGGGAAGTTCAGTCTGGCGATGCGCTCAAGGTCTATCATCTCAGAGCCGAGCCGAGTGGCCTCTAGGTTCTTGTCCTCGACGACTTCTGGGGTGTCATCAGGCTCTATGAAGATGTTCTTGATGCGATTCTTCAGGTCTTCCATCCGGAGCTTGATCGCCTTTGCGATGGCGTTCGCGTCATGGAGGTCAAGCTTGATGGTGACTATCTGGTTAGCCGACATAATTAGTGCTTTCTCTTCCGGGGTTGTTACCTTGTATCCGAATCCGTGGTACCTAAATACAAGTCTTTCAGATACCAGTACCTTCAGTGCATGCGCACACGTTGGCCTAGAATGATTGAATCTGCTCATCATCCAATTGATCGTCACGATGTCGCCTGATACAAGTGTACCGGACTCGATCTCTGTACGAAGGATATTGGCCATTTGAACGTACGGTCTTGGGTCGTTCATTTGGATTCCGTTTCGGGACCGTATAGAGCGAGGAATGCACTGGCTTGATCGGTCAGCATCATGCGGAGCCATATCATGCATTCCTCATCGGGCTCGCCGTACGCACCGATCAGCTCGCATACGTCGCGTAGGAGGTGGACCAGTACCAGGCCGGATTTGCCTGCTTCATACGCGATGGGTACGTCTATGCTTGGGAGTTCCTGCTCCCGAATTGACTCCCAGAATCCGGTAGGGTCGGGACGCTCGCAGGCCCACACGAGGTCTTCGGCACCGGGCATTGCAGGATAGAATGGCTCGGGAGCCGGGCCACGCCTCGCGTAGGTGTACCGGCCCTTGAGGATCATCTCGTCAAACTTCCGGGTAGCGCGGTACACGACGGTACCTGACTCGATCGCCTCGCGGACGCCTACCAGGAAGCCCTCCTCATCATTGACTGACTCTACCAGCGTGATGCGCCTATAGCCAGTAACGCCGGCCAGGAACGCTGACCACCTACGGGTCAACAACTCTCCGGCCGGAGAGGTCCAGTCGCACGGGACCTTCCGAGTCTCCAGATCAAGAAAGGTTACGTCATTGCGGAACTTTCCTGGCACATCCACTGTCCAGGTATCGAACTTCACCATGTTAGTCCTCCGCGTTCTCATGATTGAAATGGGCGTCGAGCGCGCGCCATTCCTCGCCTCGTCCCGCTTGCTCTGCGCACTCGGGGCCGATCGACAGGACGCGGCTTGCCTTCCTGGTGAGGTGAGTGTTGCACTTCCAGCAGCGCTTCATTTCCTGGGCGTACACGATGCCGGCGTCCTCGATGCCGAACTTGACGATGGCATTGAGAACATTGATTGTCTCCTTCAGGCTGAACCGGCTGTACTCAGGACGGCCGCCGATGATTGACTTGATGAAGGTACGTCCGGCCAATGGTCCTTTGTCTGGCTTGTCGACCCTGTAGAAGTAGAGGTCATTCTCGGTGTAGCCGAGCAGTTCCTTCGGGACTGCGTAGTGGCCAGCCGGAACGTCGGGCAGCTTCGGGGTGGTCGTCGTACGCTCTCGCGGCTGGCCCTTGTCCGGGTGCGACAGGAACTTGACGCCTTCGGGCATGACATAGTTGCGGCCGGTAGCCTTGTCTCTCCGCGCCTTGATCAGCGCTTCGAGAATGACCTGACCCCGGCGGTAGCCAATCGTGTCGATCGTGAGTCCATTGTCCAGCTCAAGCTTGAACTGCTTGAGGAGGTCATGGAGGTACGCCTTGCGTCCCGGTGATAGCCCGTCTTGCTTCTGACCGGGCATGACGTCATCCTGGCGCCCCGGCTTGCCGGTGTTATAGCAGGCGCGTACATCAGCGACCGTCGGGTGCTTTCCCTTGCAATTCCCGCAGGTAATCCCTGCTTCCTCCATTACTGTCATTCTCTTCTCCGCTCTGCTTTGCAATCGCTACCGGCCTCGCCGGCCCAGCCGCTCCGATCGCGGCTCTTACGAGTATAACGTACGAGCGTCCGGATTTATTCCCGCCGCTTTGGACGACGCCTCGCGACGCGGCGCGGGCGCGTCCTGGTATTGAACCAGTATGCGATTACGCCAATTGCGCATAGGAACAGCCAGCCGTACACTACGGCCCATGCTAGCTGAGATAGGCTGAACATGTTCATTCGGGGTCCTTGGCTGATACTGTGTACATCCAGCGAACCCTCGATTTGCCGAATGCTATAGAGGTCTTTAGGTCTGCCTCTACCTGATCTAGATTGCTGGTATCTGGTAGAGTTACGTACACCATGAATACGTATGTCTGCATAACTTGATTTCGATGTAGGTCGTGAGTGCCCTGAGGGCGACGATGTCGATGATGGCGTTGCGAGGGATCGGCTGTTTGAGATGCGACACGCGGAGAACAGTGACGTTCTCGACCAAGAAGGTAATGACGCCCGTCTCATGGTCGATCTCCAGCTTGCCTAGATGCTTTTCGATCTGCGCCATCTTCTTGTGAGCGGCGCTGACAGATTGCTCGTTCTCGATGGGGTGCATTAGAACCTCGCGCTCTCGATTGCCTCGCGGCTCATCCGGCTCTGCCGGATAAATTGGGCCATAGAATGCATGATGATGTTCATGGCGTCTTCGGCGAGGCCGTAGTTACCTGTTGGAATGATGATTCCATCATCGGCTAGCCTTGTGACTTTACTGTCTTCGCGCGCGGTGATTGCCATGGTGAGTATGTTTGCTTCCTTGGCATATTGTAGTGCGCGAATAATGTTGGAGCTGTTACCGCTAACAGAGAATACGATGAGTAGGTCATGAACAGTTGCGAAACGTTCTAGCTGGTAACTGAAAATGGAATCGTAGCCAATGTCATTGGCGATGGCGGTCGTGAGTGCCGTGTGACTGTTTAGACTGGTGATTCGAGGGTTCCAGTCTGTGTCTGTGTTGACATTCTTGTTGAAGTCACAGGCGAAATGATCCGCTATTGCAGCGGAGCCGCCGTTGCCCGCGACGAAAATGCTATTGCCGTTACGAAATATGTCCATGATTGTATGGCACGTATCTGAGATGGCGTCACCTGGAATGCATCCCAGTATAGAGTTAAGCTCATGAATGTAGTCGCGGAAGTAGTTGACTGGGTTGGTGTATGATACTTCTGGGAAGCCTGATTCTGACATGCCGGTTACCTTTCTGATGATGTAGCCTGCGGCAGCCGCTAGGCTGGGGAACGGAACGTGATCGAGGGTGGTCGGGGTCGCGCCGAGGTACACGGCGTGTGCGCCTATCCGGCTGGCTAGCTCGACATCCTCAGGCCTGTCGCCGACGACGATGGACCGCGTGAGGTCGAGGTCTAGTGCGGACTCCGCGCGGTAGGCCATGCCCGGATTTGGCTTGTGATCATGACTTGCTTTTGCAAACTCTGGATAGAACGAGTCTGGATGATGTGGGCTGTAGAAGAATGCATCAATATGGGCGTCATGAAGTGCTAGTTCCTTGCTGATATATCTGTGCACTATATGAACGTCAGACTCGTAATAGAAGCCGCGTGCGACGCCGCCCTGGTTCGTGACAATCGCGACAGGTATGCCCGCCGCGTTGAAGCGTGCTATGGCTTCTGCCGCGCCTGGAATGAGCTGGACGCGCTCGACGCGGCCGACGTAGTGGTAGTCGACGATGATGGTCCCGTCACGGTC